AAAGAATATCTATGATTGATCTTTATCAATTTGGAATATCGTCTTTATGTCGAAGTTACTTAAACTGTGTGTTTGGTCAATCGTTTCTTTTGGTTTGCCAAGGTAATATTCTAAGAATAGTTTGATCGCTTGAACGTCGCCCTTTTCGGTTGCAATATCTTTTAGCTTTTTAATGACCGCTACGACCTCCTCGGGTGTCGACGCTTGGTCTAATAGTTCCAAGTATTTATTCTTTCTCTTATCGACCCCTTTCGCCTTTGTGGAGTGTCCTTGGTTGCCGTTGTTTTTTCTTCCGTCTGCCATTTCTAATATGATTTAATATTTAGATTCCTATACATCATAACTTTCATACACCTTAACCAAATTCAGTACTATCTCTTTAAAGCATGAAGCGCAGTTGGAAGGCTCTAAACGCACCTTCATAACTCGCGAATAGATTTCCCTAACTCGTGTTACTTCGGACGGTTTAAACGTGTTCTTTGTAGCCAATTCAATTTCTGTGAGGTAATTAAATTCAGCTTCGGTCAAACACTCAGGTTTTCGGTACGGGAAAATAGCGTTCAACTTTTCTTTTCTTTCATCACACCCGCAATCTTCGCCCATGATAAACTTTGCTACTTTTGCAATTCCCGTCGCTTCGAGAACTTTCTCTACCGTGTCGCCTAATCCAACGGACTTTTCGACTGCTTTTTTTGTTGTTTTTTTTACTGGTTTTTTCATAGTTATTTTATTAATTCAAAATCTTTGTTTAAATAATCTTCGTAATCTTCGCCAATCCTTCGCTTCAAATTTCCTTTGCAAGTTTTTATCGTTGTAAATATGGACGACAAACTAATTCCTGACTTGTCCGAAATATCTCGCATTGAAAAACCCGAATCTTTATAAACTCGAAAAAGAAAACCGTCGTACCAATGCCACGAATCAATTTCGGCTTCAATCTTTTCGCTTATGATTAAACTTGCCTCATCTTCAAACGGGTTCTTTAATTCTTCAGAAAGTGAATAGAATTTATCTATTGACACCTCCCGATTTTTATTCGCTCGTAGATAATCAAAGTAAACGCTTCTAAGCGTTAGCCACATATAACCCTTATTCACTTCTTTTGAAACAAACTTATCTGCATAATCTAAACGTAAAATCCGAAGATATGTATCTTGCACAATATCTTCGGACATATTACCTGCGCCAAAAGTCTTAACTATTTCGACCCACTCCTTGTGAAGTTTAGCGATTTTTTCTATATTTTCCAAACGCGCATTATTTTCATAAACTTGATTCTTTGAAGTGCGCAATCGCAAAAGGCAATAGAAAAGCCATCGTTTCGAGTTCGCTTTTAGCTACGAGCGGATGTTGATTAACTGAGCATTTTACGCCTACTCCTTTTGTGGCGTAAATATATTCCTCTATTAAAAACATTATTTCGTCCTGCGTCAACGGATTTTTTATTGATAACTCTTTTGCGTTGTACTTCATTTTTTCAAATGTACGAAAAAAACGAACTGTTTTATTTCTTTAATACTTTAAAATCATTCATAATTTTAACCAATTTATCAACGGTTTTTACACTTGGTGAGTTTTCGCCAGTCATTAAGCCTTTGACAACTTGCGGAGTTTTACCGAAGTGTTTAGCCATTGACGAGTGAGAACCGTTCCATAGTTTAGAAAAATCGTTTAAATCCTTACGGAATGTTTCTGCTACGTTTTTGTTTGTTTTTGTTTTCATGTTTGTTTGTTTTTATCTTTCACGTTTCGCTTTGTTCAAAAAATTTAAGATCAACCAACAACCAATCCGTATTCCAACAAATTGTTAGTAAATCCTTTTACTTCTATTGCACATTTTAGTAGGTATTCTTTTGTAAGTTTTTTATTTGGGGTACGATTGACAAAAGCCTCGTAAACCTTGACCTCAATATCTGTACAATGTTCAAAGATAGTAAACCATTCGTTCGTGTCTGGTTCGTCTTTACCATAGTTGAAATGAAAGTTTTGTTGTTCTTCATTAAATTCTAATCTGAAATTATTTTCCATTATGTATTTTATTTATTTGTTTGTTTATATTCTTTTTTTTTGTTAGTGACTAATACATGAGTGTTATGTACAATATTTTTTTGCCATCCACTCATACTCTAAAACATTGTCAGTTGTTGTTGGTGTTGTTTAAGGCGTTTTAAGGCGTTTTTATAATGTTCTGTTCCTAATTCACAAGCGGTTAAGTTATAGTTTAAATTATGGCAAGCAATCGCTATTGAGCCACTTCCTAAATGAGTGTCTAATATCTTAAATCCTTCTTGTGCGTAATTCATTAAAATCCACTCATACAAATAAACAGGTTTTTGCGTTTGGTGTATTTTTTCAACTTGGTTATGTTTGTGTATTGAGTATTCGCAAATTTTAGCAGGCTTTTTTAAACTCATACTTACCCAAGCATATTCACATCTTGCAAAGTTCGGCATTGCTTGTTTTTTATCCCAGATTAAAAAGTACTCGCTTTCAGGCATTGTAAAGTTATTAGCACCAAAAACTATTTGATGTTTTGAAACCCTAAAAAGTTCATCCCAATATTTTTGAGTTGGTTTAATATCGTTAACCAATTCCATCCCTTGAAATCTTTTAGCGTGTACATCTTTTTCGCTTGGCGTATCAGTTACTTTTTTAAACCTTTCAATTCCGTATGGTGGGTCAACAATAGCAAGGTCAAAATAATTGTCCTCGTATCTTGCCATTAAATCAATATTATCTTCGTTTGTTATTTCTATCATAAGTTTTAATTTTTATCAAAATTAATTTGCCAACGCTCTAAAAAAATACAGTACATAACACTGTATAAAAAACATTAAAACGATTTTTTATACTATACGTTACCCAACAAAAGGCGCAAGTTCCGCATCTATATATTCTCTTGCAAACTCAACCGATTCTTTAAGGCTCTCAATCATTTCGGAGTTGTACTCAATCTCGAATGATTTTATCCGTAAATTCTCAGGCAAATGATCGTAGTTTAAATCCTTGTCTGCTTCGTCCCAGTTTTCAATAGATGGCTCATCTAATCCTTCATCTTTTGCCTTTTGCCATGCTAATTGATTAATCTGTTCCATCGTGCCATTCTCTAAACAATAACACAGTTTCGCTTTACGTTTACCCGTTAACTCCATGTAGATTTGTAGTTGCGCTTCGTACATCATAGGCGGTTCTTTCATGAAGAACGGAAATGTAAAAGCATCCCATGAACATTTTACGTCAATGATGGTGTCGTCTGTTATGATGTCAGGCGTACCTGTAAAGTATTCGTTTTCAAAAAACTGCTCATTTTTAATTAGGTCTTTATCTACTCTTTCGATTGCTAGATTTTCCGATTCAATACCTCGTCTAAGATATTTAGAATTTATTACTTTACGCTTTCCTGTAATTTGTGTAATGTACCACTCTTTGATGAATGTTTTTGGCGTTTCGGCTTTTGAACACGCCCCTTTTGCCGTCAGCATATTACCAGCTGCACTTGCTCTTAATTTAAACTGTTTCATCTTTCAATATTTTAATTTGTTCAGCTTTTAAATCGTATGTCGCAAGTAACTTTTCAAAAGTTACCGTCTTGTCCTGTAATGCTTTCTTTGCTGCATCAATATTCGTCAAGGCTTTTTTAGACGTTTTAAGGACGTTAATTGTGATCGGTCTACGTTTACCCTTTGATACCGTTTCGAGTACTCTGGTTGGCTCGTTAATGTGCGAGGCGTGAGATATTCTAATACCACCAACTGCATCGCCTCCAAACTTTACATTTTCATCACGGTAAAGCGTTAATGACTTACCAATGAAATTATCGCCTTCGACACCCCACAGTTGAATTAAAACTCTCCGCATACCTTTGGAAGGCTTATAGGGTTTGTTGTTGTCGCCTTCAAAGTAAACCTGTAAAGGTTGGATTTCAGAATCGAGAACTTTTACATCTCGGATTTTAATTGTCATTGCTCCACCGATTAAATCATCAGCATTAAGCTGGTCGGATTTCGGTGTAATTGTTTTTGAAATATTCATATATTTATTTTTTAAGTGTTTACAAATGTAATTAAAATTAATTAATAAAACTATTTTTAATAAAAAAAATTCACAAGCACCTTTCGGAGGAGGGCAAGTCTAAGAATCAAATTGAACCAGCACGATAAAATTGGGTTCTTATTAATATCCAAATCATGTGAATTTTTTTGTTATTTTATTAAAATAGTGTTTTTGGTGTTTCATTTATTCTTTGTTCAGCTATCTCAAAGTATTTATTATCTTGTTCTATACCGATAAAATCCCTGTTAGTGTTCTTTGCAGCTACTCCAGTTGTTCCGCTTCCCATTGTGAAATCCAATACTGTTTCTCCTTCGTTTGTGTATGTCTTTATTAAGTATTCCATTAAAGCTACTGGTTTTTGTGTTGGGTGCAATCCTTTCTTTTCTGACCTTGTATTGTAAAACACAATGCTTTCCGGTTGTTTTGTATCATATACTTTTTTATCGTATTCCTGTTTTGCACAAGATAAATTTGATGCGCCACTTTCGCTTCTATTTTTTCCCTTAGTAATTGGCTTATCTCTTTTTGTTGCTTGCGGGTAGTATTTATGGCTTTCAATACTAAAAACAGAAATATCTTCGTGTATTTTTTGCGGTTGGTATTTAGCTAAAGAAAAGTTTGCGGCAAATCTTTTATTCCATACCCAACAATAACGAAAAATTTTAGGGTTACTCATAATTAAATTGCTCGTAAATGGTTGTGAACCAAATAATACTATTGCACCATTCGGCTTAATCACCCTCTTTAATTGTTCCCACATCAAATCGAAAGGTATAACGCTATCCCATTTGCAGGCTGTTGTTCCGTATGGTGGGTCTGTTATTATCGCATCAATACTACCATCAGGTATTGACTTCATTAATTCTAAGCAATCCCCTTTAATTAAATTTATCATAGTTTTATTTTATTTATTCAACGCTTCGTTTATTGCATCGAGTACCCACGCATGGATTTCTTTTGTTTCGTAATCTAAGATATTATTGGTCGCTCTGGTGTAGTGGTCGCTCATTATTTTCGAGGCAATTTTATCTTTGTAGTCTGTTATTCCTTTGTAATCTTTTAACGCTTCTATTCTCGATATAACTCTCTCGTCATTAAACTGTATGCCGTTACAAACAGCCCCGCAAGCATATAAAGCTGTGGAGTGGTCTTTGCCAAATATTCTACCGGCGTAGGTAATTGTTTCGCCTATTCCATGAAAGTATGCCATAATTAACTGCCTCCAGACTACTACATTGTCCGCTCGGTTTGGTGCATCTAACTGGTCAAAAGTTAATCCTGAGGCTTTTACCCAGTCGTCAAGTTTTATGTCTTTTGGTAAGTCCATCAATTTAAAGACTTTGTTTTGTGTTTTTGTTCTTGTGTATTTCATAATCTTTATTTGTTTGTTTGTTACACTACAAATATATTAATTAAATTTAATAAACAATACATTTATTTTTAATTAAATTATTTTCGGCTCTTTACCTTGGTGCAGCACAATAGAATTAGCACCGTATTTTTTTACTTCTTTTAGTCTATATTCTTGCAATGTTTTTAGGGTGTCTTTCGGTTCTTTGCACTCTATAAATAAAGGATTGAAACCGTCCTTTAAACATAATAAATCCGATATTCCGTTCTTGTTGGTTTTAATTAAATTAATAACGTACCAACCTTTTTCTTCATATTGCTTAATTATTTTAGTTTGATATTTAGACATGATAATCTTTTTTAAAGTAATTAGATGTGTAATTTTCTTTATTTTTAACTGCCTGATAGATTTTACTTTCAATTCCACCTTTCGAAAATATCCAAAAAACCTCATTCGATAACCTATCCATTGTTGTAAGTCTATCCAAGGCTTGGAAGTAACTGGTCGCACTGAAATCTATATTGTAAAATACCAAATATTTGGCTGATTTTAAACTTATTCCTTCACGCCCTGAAACGATTTGCAAGGCTATTGACTTGTTGGTGTTATTAAACTCGTCTAAATCTGTCGTAAGACTATCACCATAAACTTCTTTCAATGCTTCCAATTCAGCTTTAAATTTATAGAATATTCCGATTTTTGATTCTTTAAAATGGTTGAGTATAAACTCAGCTTTTGATAAATCAATCACCATACTATTTCCGCTTTCAAATTTAACCGTACCACTGCTTAATTGATGGATTTTCTGCATTAATTTAACCGCAGTATCTGCCAAAACAACCTCATCTTTGCCCTCGATCACTTTATTTTTACGTAGGTCTTTGATTAACTTTTTTGTTGTGTCAGACATTTGACAATAGAGTATCGTTTCCTTTACGCTTGTCGAAAATCCAGCATCTTCTTGAGTAAATGAAATAATGTATTTATCAACGTACTTTCTTATTTTGTCCTCTTTTGCATCTGAATAGTCCTTCACCGTGGCGTAACCTAAATTTCGCTCAGTTACATTGACGAAATCCTTTGCCCACTTGTAAAAACTCGCCCATTGTTTAAATGGTGAATATTGACTAATCCAAAACTGATGATAAATCTGGCTAAAACTCTCAGGAGTTGGTGTACCGGATAGCATAATTAAAGGCAGTTTTCCGAATTTAGACTTGAAAACCTTTGCACCTTTTGATGGTTTTGGAAACGATCCGAAACGATGACTTTCGTCGTGAATGACTAAGTCAAACTTTTGCGGCTCAACTTTGTGCATTGATTCGTTGTTGGTTACGGTCAGAATGAAATTAGCACTATATCCAAAATCTTTGTAATCGTTTTCGATTGAACTAATCGCTTTCTTTTTTGTAAGAAATAAAACGTTTTTAGCACCGTACAATTTAGCCGTTTCCAGAGCGGTCAATGTTTTGCCCGTTCGCACTTGCATAAAGATACAAACGATTTTCAGCTTGTTTAATACACTGACCGCCTCGTTTGATATATCTTTTTGATATTGTCGAAGTTCCATAATTATTTATTATCAATTTCTGTTTTGTATTTATATATCGCTCTGGCTGAAACTCCTAATAACTCTGCAACTTGTTTAATTTTAACGTCTGGATTTTTTTTATAGATTGATTCAAACCTTTCTTTAGCTGAACCCTGTTTTGAATTGACTATTGTTTTCATTTCAGACGCTTCGACGCTATCAACTTTCACTTTCTTTGCCATTGCGATAAAATATTCGCTGAGTTTCTCCGCTTTTAAAATATCCTCCTTTGTTATTTGTCCCGTTCCAAGGTCGCCAGTCAAACCGATATTGAACGCATGAAGCAATAGCGCGAATCTTGGAATGTACGCCTTTTGTTTTGGTAGCATTGACTTCATATATTCGCTTTCGTTGTCGCTATTCTGTATCTCGGTGATTTTATCAAATATTCTTATCCACTCAACTTTCGCTTCTTTTGACCATCTCAAAATGGTAGGGATTATCTTACCTTCCGCATCTCTTGTGATTCTTTTATTTGTTACCGATTGGAAGAATTTAACAATCGTGTCCGAATACCATTGCAAAGTTTCGTAACTCATTTCCTTATCGTTGTATTTATCAACATCTAATTCTGGATAAGTCAATAACATCCGATCCATGAATCCATTATCTTTGTTTTCATCGGTGTAGAATGTATTGAATATGTTTGGCTGAATACCGCCCAAAACGGGAATCAATGGGTGACCTACAAAAGAACCTGCTCTGGTCATTCTATTCAAATTAACCGCTTTACCACTCCATGAAGAAAGCCAAAATTCCAAATCTGAACCCGCTTTATATTTGTTCATGTCTTTAAACCACCCTGCTAACTCGTCCTTAAACACGCCAACCGCGTTGTCGCTTTCTTGGTGTAAATCTACCAACGCCTCGAGTGTAATGTCATTCGCGATAAATTGCTTTTTTATCGGCTTCAAAACCTCTGGATATTCTTTTTTCTCCTTTATAGAGAGTTTATCGTATTCAGCAAAAGTTTCCCACTCTTTGATATAGTTTGAAATCAATTTATTGTTTATTTTCTCAACGGGAAAAATCATGTTTGAAATACTCGGGGTTTTACCAATTCCTGCCTTTCCAACAACCGCCAACCATAGTGTGCCAATTTCGTTCCAACCTCGTTTTATTTCTATTTGCATACTATTCCCGACGCACAAAGAGATAAGCCAAAGCAAAGAACATCCTAAGTAATCAATAGAACTGTTCAATGTTTCGTTGCACTCAGTTATGTAAGCCTGTATTGACGTTGGGAAAACATCTATTGGGAAAATCAAATGTTCTTTTTTTATCTCAATTTTTTCTTTTATTTCTGGTTCGTCCTCCATTCTTACCACGCGCTCACCAAAACCTTGTCTGTACAAATCCTTTGCGCTTTCTGAAAAATTACCGTTGTGATACTTGTAAGCGTAAGCCGCTGAAGGTGTTATTTGTTTCTGATGCGGGTAAATTGTTCCTGTTGAGTGTAAAAACATTAAATTATCGTCAGTGTAAATATATCCACTGTGAGCAGAAGTAGAACCGTATCGTTTTATAACAATTTTTTTAGACTGTTTTGCAATTACTTCAAACTCATCACTAACTACATCCCATACAAAGGTGTTATTATCAAAATCATCCCAAGGTTTTACCCCATCTGAAACAATAGGTCTTAAATCTTTGGTAATCTTTACGACTTCTTTAATTGGCTCATTATAGTTGTACATTTTGCACGTTGAAATAATTACTTCTCGATCACTATCTGAAATATAATCTACTTCAAAATAAGACTTCTCAGAAACTCTATTTTCTGGATAAGTAAAAATGTACCCACCAATTCCGCGGGTTTCAATTACCGCTTCTTTATGTCCTTTAAGAGCAGCCAGTTTTAAATTACCTTGTACTCTTTTGGACTTGTATAGGATATGATAACCAGCATTTTTTGTTTTATAAATCACAAACTTTTCATCAAAATCTAAAATATTATCACGAAGGAATAAAAGAAATTCATCCCAAAAAACTCTTTGTTCTTTTGCCGTAGAAAAAACTTTTAAATCTACATCAATACATTCTAAGTCCTCAAAACCCGTAATAATTCCGAAGTTCGTTGTCGCAGGTATTTCTGTACCGTCCTTTCTTTGAATACCTCCTTTGTATTTCCAGTTTTTTAATAACCCATCAATACACAATCTTTCGGTTTGTTGTTTTTTCCAAGGAAAGTTCGGTACTTTGTTTTCTGCCACTGTGATAATGGAGAAATGCTCAAGGAATTTAATTAGTTTTGAATCGTTCATCAATTGAATGTTTTAAATAAATGAAGCCTTGCCCGACTAGCCACGACCAAGGGGCGTTATCGAACAAGGCTTCCAAAAAAAATCTTTAAATTTGGTCGTTACTTTGTTGGACAAATATAATACAATTAATGAATAAAATCATGTTTTTTAATAAATTTATTTTTTGTGAACTAAATTGAACTAAATTGAACCAATAGTTCACAACTGAAAACGCTACAAACCAATGACAGTAAAGATTCACGTGTTGTGAACTGTGAACTAGTTCACAAAATGATTTTTAAAAAATATTTTTTTATTTATTTTTTTTTATTTATTAAAATTAAAATTGAACTAGTTCACAGTTCAATTGGTTCATTCCTTTGGTATCATTGAATTATAGCGTGTGAACTTGTGAACTCGGTTCACAAAAAAAGCGACATAATAGCCGCTTTTAATGTTTTACACTCATTCGTGTAGTTTTATTTCTTGTTTTTGTTAATACTTAATTTCATCTTCTTCACGTCCTACTTTCCATTCAAAAACATACGGGCAATTTATTTTTTGATTTTTTGAATAATTAAACATTTCAAAGAAACTTTTGCCTTTTTTAAAATTAGTTTGTACCCATTCCGAGGAAGGTGATAAAGCACCGTAATTATAATAATTAAAACTACTGGAGCTGCTTTCGTCGAATAACTTTTGATGACTATCGCCCTTGCTAAACTCTACAATGTAATCGTATAGTTTATGCTCATCAATATAATCTTTAATCTTTGCCTCTTGCCTTGCGTCTATTTGGGGCTTGAACCCGAATTTTAGGCTTTTATCATCCTTACCATGGCAAAGTATAAAAGCGTAGTTTCCGATCGTGTAATGCGTAATAAATTTACGTAAATTAGTTACTTTCACGTTGCTATATTTTTGCTCCACAATAGTCTTAAAAGCTGAATTTACAATGTAACCAAATGCACCAGCATGGTTGTCATTGCATACATTATGACAAATAATATTCCCATAGTAGTCCGCTAAATTGTCAATCAAAGCAACTTTAAACCACAAACCAACGTCGAAGGCTTTTTCGTTATCCATGTTCTGCGGTAACCTATGTCCTTTACGAGTTGTTTCGCCATCCCAGCCGTCCATAAAATCGCCCAGTTCATCAATTATCAATGTGTCAGACGACGAGTTTACAATAACGTGAGAAACCATTTTAGACAATCGGTCTTTCAACTCGTTTTCGTTCCAAACGCCTCCATACAAAGAATGTCCGTTTTCGTTGGTTGTCATAGCTACATGAACGTCCGTATAAACCAATCTGTCAAAAGTATCTGTTGATAAGTCAAAGTTGAATTTATCTAATTCAATCGGCTTTATAAACTTTTTTACTATCGCCTCAATGTCAAAAGTTTTTATTTCTTCCTCGATTGATTTGATCGGCTCTGTTATTACCCATTGCTGACCTGTTGAAACATTTGTTGAAAGTCGTTTTATCGCGTGTCCTTCTGGAATGTCTATTAATTCCTTTGCGGTAAGTTTTTCAACCGAACTAACTATTTCCCCTTTTCCATTCGTTGTGCGTTTGACTTCTTTAAATCCAGTATTTTTTAACGAACGGAAAATTTCAATTTGTTCGTTTTGTTCTTCTGTTATTCTGTATTTTTCATTTCCACGCCCTTCGGTTTTCGTTTTTGGTTTGAATCCTAAAAAGTTCGCCTCCGTTATGCTTAATCTCATTCTCTTTTTCATAACACGCTTTTAAGTAAAGTTACAAAAAACCCCTACCTAATTAAGGCAAGGGTTTTAAATTTAAAATTGTGGTTCATTTTCTAATATTGAAATCTTCCAACCGACAACATTTGTAAACCATTTCCCGTTTGAACTGTTTGATCGAAGATTGATACCAATGTCAACCGATTGATTGATTTTATACTGATTCAGGATTTCGCATTTATCCTGAACAAAATCTATTGCAATATCGTTTGGATATTGACCTTCTTCGGTTATAACGATACATCTTTTACGAAAACCATTTCCGCCAATTGTTTGGATTTCTCCAATTTCTTTAATTTTTCCTTTTACATTCATGTTTTCTATTTATTTATTTATTCAACCTTTTATGCTAAAATTTACCTTGGTGCGTTTTACCATTTAAGTAGTTTTCGTTAGATATTTTAATGCCTACCAAAATGTTTATAAAGAACTCTTTAATTTTTCCTTTTACGTTCATATTTATTTGTTTGTTTGTTATTAAATCGTACTAATGTTAATGTCATGTTTATTAATTAAAAAACTGGACAAACTACCCATATCTACGTCCGTTAATTATTCAACCTCTTAAACATCTCGAACAACTCATCAATCGTATAAATCAAATCGAGGTCGTCTGTGTAAGTGTTATATTCTTTTCCTTGGTAGTAGTTTAAATCAATCCACTTCGCAAATGAAACCGCCATGTTTTCGATGTCGTTCATTCTTTTATCGTGGCGTTAAAAATCAATCCTATTTTCATAGTTTCAAATTTCTTGCAACAATCGGAAAAGGATTTTCCCTCGATATTTATTCCTTTACTATATACTTGTTCGTCGTCTGAAAAATAGACAATATGTACTGTTGTTTTCATGATTTTTTGTTTATAGTGAATATAGATATTACTTCTTTTAAATGTTCTAAATTTTTTATTTTAAGACGATTCAATACAGAACCGTCTTTGTCGCAAATTAACGCCTCAGCTTTTTGTGTTGGCTGATCCCAATCAATCATAATTCGATTAGACAAGTTGAGTGTGAAAACCGTATATTGATAACCAAACTCATTAAAGAAAACCGCATCATTACAATGTTCCTCTTTAAACCCTAATTTTTTTATGTCGAAATACTTAATTTTATTCATTTTTTTGTTTTTAAAATTAATCATTTTCTAAGTTAGTACCTCTTTCTTTTCTTACCAGTATGCGCGTAAACAACCGCATCGTTTTTGGGCAGTCGTATCTTTTTGACCGTCTTAATCTTTTGCCGATTTTCTTCTCACCAATATAAAGGTCAAAATATAGTTTGTTGCAGCTAACCCAATGATTATCTTTTAGAATGTAGTATTTCATAATGATTGAATTTTTTTTACTAAATTAGTAATTTCTTTTGAACTATCATTTTTTAATAAATCTGCGAGTTGGTCTATTAAGTCATCGCGCTTCGTTAAATTCTGCAATCTTGCGGATAATCCGTTCGCCATCATTTCGCCATCTCTATCGTTTCTCGCATGAATACGAATAACATCTGGCAATCTGTACAAATGGTTTTTGACCGATAAAAAGATGGTTGTCGTCGCGTGTGTTTGCTGAACGTTTGACTGGAAAATTTGAATTTTTTGATTCATGTTTAGTATTTTTTTTAAGTGTTTTGCCGTTATCGACATTCCAAAGATAATAATTAAATTTAATAAAACAATAGTTTGTAAAAAAAAAGATAAAAAAAAGAGGGGCAACCGATACCCCCCTTTCAACCTAACCACTTAAAAAATATGGAATACTAAACCATACACAAAGATAATATTAATTCTCTTTAATACAACAAACGGATATTAAATCTTTTTTTCCTTTAAAAGCTGGGATTAAAATATTCCAGTAAAAAAAAGCGTCATTCATCACCATGCACCCGACCGACCAGCCTCCAATAATCCAAGTCAATAGTTTACTTTTATTCGTATAACTATTAAAGTGAATATTCGTGTTCGCTATTTCTTCGTAAACCTTGCCCTTTTCATCGCTTTTAAGGTCTTTATTTCCATCACGGTAATACTTCATGGGTTTGACTTGTCTAAGTGCGCCCATCTTACCTCTATGTAGTCCATATTGATAAGTGTTATAATACCATTCGTCAAACTTTATTATAGCAGTTCCTTTGCTATTCCATTTTTTAAAGTTAAGTAAACCGTATGTCCCTGAATTAGTTGTGCATGAAGTGACGGCTCTGCATTTTGTGCCGTTCATGAAATACAACTTGTCGTCGTACTTGTTTGGTTCGTCCTCGTTTGAGCGAACAAACAAAAGCCAGTACCCTTTCGGAATCTCTTTAAATCCGTTTGTGTTTCGAGCCGAATTTATCAAATCGGCATCTGAATAGTTCCTTACGTTTGTCATAATTTTTTCTTATAAAAATACAATTTAATTTTAAAATACTTGAATATTAAAAATAATACATTATATTTGGCAATATTAAAAACTTAAAAAATGAACGAAGAACTAATTTTGGCACTTGTATCTGACTTTATACAAAACCAACCAACGCCCCTAATATCTTACAACTCTTTTAACTTTCCAAACGGTATTGAAATACTCGGTTTGGATGACGAACACGTCCAAGTGTGGGGTTTTGGATGTGAAGGTTTCCAAATTAACGCGCTTGAATTACGCGAAAAATCCGACCATTTCAACGACCTTTGCAAGTGCGACGTTTGCGACGATCGCGGAGGTCATGATTGTGAAAATAGACCGCTTGGACTTGGTAAACATAGCGTACCGTTTAAAACTTAATAAACGGCTTTGTAAAGTATTCTCGCAATCCAGCCAACGATTAAACCTATTAAAAAGTAGCGTAGTTTCTGCCAGAACGATACTTTATCTTTTATCCGTTCGATTTTCACGTTCTCCTTTACCCTCCATTTGGTCTGGTATTTCACCAATCGCAAAGTATCACGCTTTATTTTGTAAGCGTATCGAACTTCATACCTTTTCGGCTGCGCTTCGTATTCAGGACATAACGCTTGAACATCTCTGAAAATTACCGAATCTTTACCGTTTACCTTTATCGTGTCGGTTACTTTAACTGTTACAACCTTCTCCTTATGCTCATATCCTCGATTTACCGCCCTTTGATGTATCTTTGAAGGGTTAGCGCACGAAGATATGATTAACGCGCTTAGAACGAAGCAAACGACCGCAAGTAGGTAGCTTTTCATTTTACCTTAATGAATCGCGTTTGTTCTTTATATTCTTTGCAAACTTGTAGACGTTTTCCGCTTGTTTCAATATTCCAATCTTCCCCAACTTTCTTTGCTTTTCGTCAATGCTAAATATCTCCGAATAGATAGGAATGATTGCGCTAATCCAAACGATGTACGGCATATCGAACTCAGCATTTAAAAATAAGCCGAAGGTGATGAACACAAAATAACCTACTAACTTTGCAAAAAAGTCAGACGCTCGGTTAGATGTTATTTCTATTTTTTTAAACTTCGCTAATTTCAACCCGAACCGAGTGTCTATTAACGCTAAAAGAACGACCGTTAAAATTGCAAATTTTGCGGGTGCGTAAAAAACTATCAATGAAGGAATCATTAAATAAATTGCGGTTTTAAAAGTAGATAAAAATGATGTTTTCATTACTGCCCTTTGAGCGCGTTCAACTCCTCGTACATTGCGAGTAATTGCGCTTCTTTATCTGCAATTAGTTCTTCTTTTGTTGGCTCATCTACTTCGATAAACTTTACTTCAACGAGTCCGTTGTCGTCGTATATTTCTTGTCGTACTTGTTTCATAATTATTTTTATTTTTATTTAAATTCTACGTGATAAACACCACCTAAAAAAGAATTTGGATTTGCCGTTGCGGGTGCTCCGTTTGCGTATGCAGTCGACGTTTGCCGCCACATTTTAAACGGGTTTCCTCCAATGTTACCGATTTGAAGTGAATCTGC